GGTAGTACCATTTGTTTTTGTAAATGTTGCCATTTCGATTTTCCTTTAAGTTAGTGGTCCTGGAGGACCTGCTTTTATTTAGCCGAATTGGAAAAATTACGCCTGTTGAGGATTGTTTCTCTGTCTATTTTGAGCCGCAAATGCCTGGGGATCAAACCTACTAACCAGCTTGGCATAGCCAGCAGGGGTGGCCATGACCCAGCCTTCTTGTCCAGGATGTTCAGTGTCAGCCTGACGTTTGATATACATTTTGAGATCGTGTAGCAAAATAAATGCTTGGAATGCCGCGGCAATAGCGGGAGTATTTGATGTAGGGCTGTTCAAATATTCTACAATATTACGGAACTTTTGTGGGGTTACCTTGGTTTCTAACCACTTGCCAAACTCAGGCAATAGTGTGGCACCGTTGAGTGGACTACCTACTTTGGTGTTGATAAAGTCCACACACAGTTTTGCTAGGTCTGTGATCTTGTGTGCCCGTAATTCCGTAGGATTGAACAGTGTATCGATTTCTCGGCCCTGAGACTTAATCAATTGTTTGAGTTGTTTTTCAGCATTGGTTTCGGACTGTAGTTGACTAGGTGTTGCTGGCTTTTCTAGCATGAGTCCAGGAACTTCGTTGAACCGTACTCCACTCAAGGGCTGACGTGCATCTCCCACATCTGCATACATTGAGTGTATGGCAATACCAATATTTGAATTGCCAATACGTTGACCCAGCGAAGATTTGGCAGGTATCTTGTATTCAATGGTGTTGGGCTCGAACACGTAGTTGCCTGCTTCCACAGGAGGTGTCGACATGTACAACAAGTCACCTTTGACATAGCCACGGAAGTTTGGGGGCAGTGCGGCTTCCAGCACAGGAAACAATGTGGTATAGATTTGAATCAGTTCAGTTCTATCACCTGGGCGATGGCTTTGTATGTCAGTCATCATTTGTGGACTTGTGGCAAGTCCATCGTAGCCCTTGGCTTCAAAGCCCGACCCGTCAGTCAGCACAAACTCACCAGTGGCAGGTTTACGGCCAAATATCACAGCAGGCTTGCCGTCCCATTTGGCTGTGGTTGTTTTGGGTTGTTCCGTAGCATGTTGCACAATAGCAAGAGCATCTCGGATACCTTGTGTGCCACGACGGAACACTAGATCTTCAAGATGTTCAATGCCCTTGGCTCGGCCGCCTACACCGGCTTGCTCTGCTTCCACAAGAGCAACGTAGCCCCGATTCACAATACGATCACGTAGTCGTGCTAGAAAGTTAACGTCACTTTCTGCCATGCCTATTTCGGGTTCTTTTACACCTTCACGTGAGATGTACTCACGGAAGTCTGCTAGTTTGGCATCACGATCAGGATCCATGGCCAAGGCCTTGTAAATATTTTCCACAGTCATTAACTGATTGCGTTTGTATTGTGGAGCCAGCAATATGCCTGCGGCTTGATCAGGATCCATTGTGACTGCCCGATCTGTTTCACGACTGATAATACCTTTGGCCGAGGCTTTGAGTCCCAGTGCCTTGGCAATGCTTGACATTAGCACATTGCGGTACACACCTTTGAAAGCCGATCCTGTTCCGCCTCCCAACCAGAATGTGCCCCATTCCATATTGGGCATGAACATAAAGTCTGTTTGTACAAAACCACGCTTGGGGTCGCCTTGTATGGGTGTTTTGAAATGTACTGCTTCGCCTGTGAGTCTGCACCAGTCTCGGGGATCTTGTTTGTTCTTTGCGGCCCAGGCATCCAGTTGGCCCTTGAGTTCAGCCTTGGTTATTTCGTTGGCATCCACAGCAAGGTCTAGATCACCCGAGTCAGGCTTCTTGCCGGTTGAGCCCAGCCACTTGACGGGAATGCCTGCTTCGTCTCGATCATGTGATAAATCAAGACCTGTGACAGTTTCCAGCCAGGCCACTGTGCTGGCAATGTCCCCTTGTTTGATGCGTTGTGTTAGTGGCCGACCTTGTGCATCTTTAAAAACATTACCACCTTCATTGAGATACATCATGCCAATCCAGCCTGTTTACGCAAAAATGCCATGTGTTGAGGATTATTAAAATCTCTTGTTACCCAGCCTTGTCCAAGATTTATTTCATAATCATCAGGATAGGGCAATCCAGTGGGTCTTGTGGCTGCTTGTCCAGGAGAAATACGCACCCCACCGGTACTACCATAGCCGCCTCTGTCAAAGGCCTGGAAATTCAATGCCGGTGCTATGCCATCAGTCATTAAATCTTGCCAGGCAGCACCAACATCAGTCCCTTCTTTGGCGGCATTTAATATTGCATCTCTTGCAGTACTGATTGCTAGAACAATTTTCTGGGCGCCTGCCTTGGCCTGTGCGTCCGAGGTCATGTTTGGTAATTGGGTATAAGATACTTGTGCCCCAATGTTTTTATTAATTATTGTATCCAGTTGTGCTTGTAAATTGTCCATTTCGGCAGGATTGAGATCTTTCAAACTGGTTATTGGATGCCCATCTTTGACACTTGTACTCATTATTTTTTGAATTGCTTGATCCCAAGACTTTCGCATGAGTGGCATTAGAGTGTTGGCTTGTTGTACTGCCGCGGCATAGGCTTGTGACCGATCCATACTTGGACCTGTGGTTTTGCTGGGTTCCATTGCGGGCGCGGCAACACCAACCTTTGCCAAGGCCGATCCCAGGCCAGTGGCCAGTCCTGCTCCAAATCCTGCTTCAATCAGGTGTTTGCGTGTTATTTCATGAATCTGCATTTGTTCTCCTGACAGATCGTGAAAACTTGCCGGCATCTTTGGTGCGGATGGCATTGAGCAGTTTGCGTGTGAGGTTGTCTGCTTGCTCTGCACCAAACTCTGATTCAATTTGTTCAATCAAGCGTATGGCACTGGCAATCACGCTGTCCGCTCTAGTTTCAATGATAAGGCGGCGATCCCGCTCTACATACATTGAATCTAATTCTTCCAGCAAACTTCGGGTCTTTTTCTGCATTCGATCTGGGCCTTTGGATTATTTAGTGCTTTTTAGATTCTAATAAATATCTATTATACAGGAATACCCATGACAAGTCAAATTAACCCCAATAACATAGACGGCCAATACCCCGTTGCAGGCCAGCCTAATAATACACAGGGCTTTAGAGATAATTTTACCAATATCAAAACTAATTTTCAAGTGGCCGCCACAGAGATTACTGACTTGGAAAACAAAGGAGTTTTTAAAGCCGCACTAACAGGTACCACACTTGACAACAACATGGCAGATAACTTAATATACGCCGTTAAGTTAAATGATGTCAGTTACACTTATCTGCAACAAACTACCACAGCAGGCGCTATTGCAATTGATTATTCAGCCGCACAGTATCAATTGATTGCCCCAACTGCTAATGTTAGTTTGAGTTTTAGTAACTGGCCAGCATCGGGATCAGAAGGTGTGATTTATATTGACGTTGTTGTTACCAATACTGCTTATACTGTAACATTGCCCAGTGCAGTTAGTCTGGGCACCACGGGCATTCAAGGATACGCCGCTAACGTTATTACATTTGGTGCAACTGGTACATACCGGTTTGGATTTAGCACTGTGGATTCAGGTACTGCTATTACCATCTACGATTTGAATCGCCCTCTCAATTATTACACAAATACAGTTAACGTGGCTGCTACTACCGCTAGTACAAGCATCACGTCCGGTGCATTGATTGTAGCCGGCGGAGTTGGTATTAGTGGTAATTTATATGTGGGCGGAGACATTTATGGTAATGTTAGTATTACCGATTTAACTATAGGAAATGTATCTGCTTCGGGATTTATTTCCGGTACAGGCAACGTTACTGGCGGTAACATTATTTCCGGCGGGGTTATTTCTAGTGCTGGTAATTCTAGAATTTTGAGCGGGACCGCAGTTCCTGCAGGCGGCACCGCTGGTGCTGGATATTTGATGTCAAGTACCGCTAATCTTGGCGTGTTCTTTGGATCCGGTGCGCCTACACTGAGTGCGGCACAAGGCAGTCTCTATTTGAGAACTGATGGTAGTTCGACCAGTACCAGAATGTATGTGAATACCACTGGTAGCACTACATGGACTGCTGTTACTACTGCAAGTTAAAGATATCTGGCGTAAAATTCAGCAACTTCAGAAAAAGTTTTAGCAAATGATTGTGATCTAAACTGATCAAATTGTTTAATATTTTCTATCATGCTTTGAATTTTGCTAGGATTTTCTTTCCATGTTCGTGGTATAAGATTTTGATCACTTTTTTGTTGCATAGCAGATACATATTCTTGTGAACAAGCATCCAATGAAAAAATGCCGTGTGCAAGATGTTTGGTATGGTTAACTACATCTCCTTCTCTATTGTGAATAAAGTTTTGTTCCGTCCATTGCGACAGTTCATTGGTATACCACAGATTGAATATGCTTATAGTTTCTTCAACCAAAAACATTACATTACTCGGGGCTGTTTGTTTTATTTGCAATATGTTGTCTGTCACTTGATTCCAGGTAGCAGGCCAACGCAGATATTCAAATCTTTCCCTGGTGCCATCTAGACTTATATGCATTTTAACCCCATGTAGTTTTTCAATTATTTTGTAATTTTTATCCAAGATTGGTTGTGTTCCGTTTGTTTGAAAATTCACAAACAGTTGTTGTTTGGCGTTGGGCACATTATCTGCCAACCAGTCTGCCACTTCCCAATATGACTGCCCCATTAATGTTTCGCCACCACAAAACACTACCTGTCTTAAATTTGACAAATCTAACTGTGTCAAACTGTCAATCACTTCATTGTGACTGCGCGGAGAACCAATTGGCCGGGGCCAAAGATTGTGCTCTTTAAGATGTTTTTGCCAAAATGTACTTGAGTGCGCTCCACAAGTTCTACAGGCTAAATTACAACTGATATCAAACATTAGGTCAATTCTCACAGGTCCCACCAGATCCGTGTTACCTTGAATCTGGAGTCCATTGTTCATACCTTGTCGCATGCTGATGTGGCCGCTATTTTCAAGTCGCTGACAATTACTGCACCCTAAATCCCAAATATTATTTTTATTTTTCTCTCTCAATGGGATAAATTTGTTGTTGTCCCAAAAATTGGTCGTAATATCTATTGGAAATCTAGAAGTTCTCATACAACAATGTTGAGCAGTTATATGTTGACCTTTATAGTTCAAACTAAGGCCACCGTGTATCATTGAACAATAAATATCTTTCATGACGATTTAATTTGTCCTAATAATTGTTTAAGTTTTGCACTTTGTACATCTGCTGTGATTTTGGGTGCTTCTAAATCAAAATCTTCCTTGGGTTTGGCTCGCTCCCACGGCGGCAAACTGGCGTCGCCTTCTGTGGGCTTGACTTGACTTCGTGCTTTGATTGAGTCCATGATACTACTTTGTGGTTTGTTATACCCAGTTCCTTCGTCTCCGCCTTCGTCTGTGATACGCATGGTTTCAATGTTGTACTCTAAGTCAATTTTTTGTCCAACACCAGTTGAACTCCGACTCTTCATACATTGTATTTGATACTTGCCACGTTCTTTCATAGCCCTGCTGGTAAAGATACCAAACACATTATCTGCTGTGTTAATCTTTGAAATACCACCCGAAATGTGCGAGTGATCAAACTCAACTTCTTCCACTGCTGATCTATTCAACTGTGACGCAGTTACCATTAGCACACCCAGTTCTTTGGCCAAGTTGCGTAGTTCTTCACTCACATACTTGTCTTTCACAAACAAGTCATTGGGTGAAACTTTGGCGCTTACCGGCATCAGCAAGTCCAAATAGTCAATCATCACAAAGTCAACCCTCTTGCCTGTTTGAATTTGATACTCTTTCAAATAGGCACGAATGTCATTGATATTGCTTTGTGCCGGCAATCCTTTCACTTGATAGTTGCCTGACTTCTTGGCCACCAACTTGACTTTAAGTTCAGTTGTGTCCATATCACGACGGATGTCTTTGGTGCTCATGTTTGTTAACATAGCATCAGTACGCAAACTTGTGAGTTCTTCTGAAAGTTCTAGTGTAATGTAAACGCCACTCAAACCTTGTTGCAACCAGTTCAATGCAATGTTCATCATCACCAGCGACTTGCCTGAACCCGAACCACCTGCAAAGATGTTTAGTTCACCTCGACTGAATCCACCATACAACAATCTATCCAGTTGCGACCATCCTGTGCTTACTTGGCCACCTGAGTTGAAGTACTTTTCAATGCGAGCCTTAGGATCAGCAAAGTAATCCGTACCCATGTCTTTGGTGAGTGATATCTGTACTGCATCTTTGATAAGTTTTTCAACGGGTTCAAATTCGCCCTTTTCCAGCAAGTCTGCTGATTTTAAAATTGCACGTTCAAGTTCTTGACGTCGAGTAAATGCTTCAAACTCGCCCATGAACCAATCAAAGTGTCCTTCATTAAGATCTGGTACTGCGGCAAGTTTGATACCTGTGGTTGCACTTATCTGTGACCGGTCGGGCATGGTCTTGTGCTTGTCTGTGTGTTCTTTGATGAACTCAGCCGCAGGTCTTAAACTCTTGTCAAAGTTTTGTGCATTATAAATGTTCTGAACACGCACATAACTTGTGGCGTCTTCCAACATCATCTCTAGAAATAGTCTTTGGACATCAAGTCCGTATTCTTTTAACAAGTTGTTTCTTCCTTATTTCTATCTTAATTTTACTAGTTTCTCTCGCTGCCATTATAGTTAGCAAGGCTCCTAATTTTCCTAATTTTATCACAGCATCGTTAACATCTTTGCAATCTTCAGGCCACTCAGGTATGCTCACTGCCCAGCCCAATTCCACAGCGCGGTCAATTAACTCTATACCTGCCGTGTCTTGATCAGGTACCACAGTGACTTCACGTCCAAGACTACGAATCAATCTTGCTTGTGCATCACTAATGGTGTTGTGCATGACAGCAAGTCCACCTATGCTTAGGGCATCAAAAATACCTTCCATCACAAGCACATGTTGCCAATCAGCCTGTTGTAAGTCTGTACCAAACACATAGCCTGGTTGTGAATGATTGATATACTTGGGTGCTTTGTTATCTAAGAATCTAGCGGTCCAGCCCACTATCTTGTTGTCATATGTAAACGGCACTAGCACAAAAGGTCTGACCCAATGAACGCCATCGTTCTTGATAGATGTCATTACAGGAAAGTCTTCTGGTACACCACGTTGACGAATGTAGTTCCAATAATAGGGAAACTCCGGAGTTACTACTTCTGAACAAGGAGGAAAGTCATCTGACTCTTCAAACTCGATAGTACTTAATATGTTAAATGTTTTTTGCCGATCTTCTAGTATTCCATGTATACTACGATGTCTCAAACTTTCAAGATTAAGCATTTCAATCTCGTTGTCTGGCACGCCCATCCATCCTAGTAATCTTTTAGCCTTGAAACTCACAGTACGGCCTAGCATGAAACTAGCAGTATAAGAACAATTAAAGCAGTGATAACTCCAGCCTGCTTCAGTTACCTTGATACCACCGCGACCTCGCCGGTCCGGGCTGTTACCATTATGAGTACAGCATACCGCATTGAAACTCAACCAGCCCTGTGGACTGGGTTTTCTTTTCGCAGGTAGGTAAGCAAGGATGTCTAGCATCTGTATAGTATAACAGATTAGTTACACTAGATCAACGATATTGAACGTTTTGTACTCGTCCGTTTGTGAACAATGCTGTGGCTGATACATTACTTTGGAACTGGACCGGTAGGTAACCCGATCCACCATTGGTAATAGTTACTCCGGCTACTCCACCGTTGGGATCGATTGTACAGGTAGCGGTAGCACCGGAACCGTCTCCTAAGATTTCAATCAGGGGTGGCGCTACATAGTACACACCAGGATTGGTAATACTAACCGAAGTTACCACTGTATCTGTAACTTGTACAGTACCCGCGGCGCCATAGCCAATTGAGTTGTTGAAGGCCAGTCGTAATAGTGGATGGAAACCAACTACGTTAAAGTAATCACTCACAGTATCGCATAGATATTGTCTTGACTCTGTGACATTGTACCAAACTGATTCATAGTTCTGGGCGGCTTGTATTTTGACTGTGCCGGTATACCCCACCAAGTCATACTTGACTGTGGTCAAACTTGAACCATTTGTGGGCATGAAACTGCTGTAGAATTCAGTTGCTTGAATAGCATTGATCGGTTGTGGTGTTAATGCCCAGTCTGGCCATTGCGTCGGGCCCACACCAAAGTAGTTGTTTTTGCCGTACATGTCGGGCACAGTGCATTCTGCGGCCGGAATATGTGCTGGCAATACAGAGTCCACAATGTTGCAATCTGCCCGTGCTTGGCTATTGGCATCTGTGTAAGCGGCCTGCACATAGTCGCCGGCTGTGCGTTGTATACTGTAACTAGCAGGCTGTGCCTGGATATTGATAGTATCTTCGTTGTTGAGCACTACTTTGACTCTACCTAGCGCAGAACTCAGTATGTCCATTGGTTTGGTAACCAGGAGTTCATCCCCTGTTTGATTTACCACACGGAAAACAAAACTAGAGCCTGCAATATTCACAGGCTTCTGGTCTTGATTGATAAATTCAAAGAGTAGAACATTGTCCACTCCCTTGTTGATGGTTAATTGTTTTGCATACACTGGGTCGTACCTCGCTGTAAAATATCCGCCACTGGTGTCTATCAAAAGTACCCGGACGATTTGTTGGTATAAGTAAACGGTGGTTGAATACATAGGATCCTCAGCAAGTATTTATGGGTAACAATATTTTTGAAAAATTGACAGAAAAATATCCTTTTATAACATTGTGCGTTTATGCCAATGCAGAATATGTGGGTGTAGTGCAGAATAGAGACGATATCGTTACAACTATCTACGACTTTGGCAGTATCTTGGACCAAGAATCCAAGGTACTGTTCCTAGAACTAGCAAGTACTTGGTGGTGGGAAAGCAATCGATCAATCCCCATAAACATCTTTTTACGCAAAGATTGGGAACAGTTCCGCTATACGCTACGAACTTTTGTCAACAAAGATCTAGAAATCTTGCACGGCCCTGCTTGTAGTTTGCTGGACATAGTGCGCAAGAAAAGCAAACGCAAATCAATTACTCTTGTGAGGCGGATGGACTAGTAAGATTCATGTGTAGTGCTACCAAGGCCGCGTAGGAAATACTATGGCTCTTTTTGAATGTGTAGCCTTGTGAGTCATCCCCATCCCATACACTCTCAAACACTTCTGTCCATGGGCGGGTTTGTAAATGTGCTTTGCCTGGACGAATAATAGATATAAAAGCCGCCATCCTGGGTATTGAATCTGGTTTCATTACCCGTAGCAAATCTGTATAATTGCCCACGTGTACCAATTGACTGGCCCAAGAATGATCAGTCCATAACCGTTCCCAAGGCGGGGTTGCGGTCAACATTGCGTCATAGTGTGCAGGATCCTTGACCAACTGATACACACTCATGTTCAAGAAGTCCAGTTTGAAGTATCCGCGCTGTTCAGCAGTTTCGTAATCCAGGGACGCACAGTTATTAAACGGATCTCTTGGTATATCAGTAACATACACACCTGAGTTGTGCTTTCGTCCATTGCTTTGTCGTGCAGGCGTGTGCTGAATCAGTTTTAGTACAGCCTCTCTGTCGGCAAAGTCAATGTCAATGTCTGCGCTCATTCTTGTACCAATGCGGCTACAATGCGCACTTGTTCCTGTGCCTGCTTGACTGCATCAAGTGCATCTGCCACGGCCGGATGTTTTTTGGCCAAGGCCTCAAGCCTTTTTTCTTCTGCCATTTGTCGTTGAACCCAATCAATTGCTTCTTCGGCCGCTCCGTTAAGTCCTATGCTGGCATGTGGCATGTTTAGTTCCAACCAAGTCATACCATCATAAACTTCTAGCCGCTGACCGCTGGTATTGAAACGCAAGTTACCGACACCTTGTGAACCAGTTTGAGCGTTGACATAGGTACTGGCACTGCCGCCTATCACTTGTATATACTTTCCACTGGTGTGAATTGCTTTGATCATGTTACCATCCTGCCTTGCGCAATATATCTTTCACATACTCTTGGTCTGCTGGGTAGTTTGAGAACTTCTTTTGCCAAGCATCCGAGTCGATGTAAGGCCAAACCATGGCCACTTGTTCTGTTGTGAGTTCACTCAGGAACTTTTGTCCCGATTCACTATTATAAATTATCCAAGGACTTATGCGGCCTGCTGTGACAGCATAGCACAAGGCGTTGGTATTGCCGTAACGCATCCAATCATGTGGGGGATTGCCGGTTTCTTCTGCCCAACGTATGCTGTGTTCTATTGCACGGGCCAAGGCATCATCTACTGCTTCCACACGCAAGTATTCTATCAAATATTCTGTGTAAACATTGTCACTGCACCAATGATCAATTTTCTTTTGTGCTTTTAGCAACCAGTTCATAAAACGTGCCGGGGCAATCACATTGGTGTTTACACAATAGTTTCCAAATTTCACAAAGGCTCTGTAGTATGGCGAGTCACAAAAGTCATCATGCGTTTTGTTTCGAGCCGAGCCTTGCATGGTTTCATAGAACTTGATGTAGGCTTGGAAACCCATGCGTACACCTGCTTCATCTCGGGCCAAGCGTCTGCGTTTGGGTTCGCATGAATGCACCAACAGTGACGTTTCTTTAATAAACGTTTTTTTGCAATACTCGCATGTGAATGTCATTTCTTGTCGTTGCCTGCAGCTCGGTTATATGCATCTATTTCTTTTTGTGTTGTTATCTGTGCCATAACATCTATTTCATCGTCTTTGTATGTTGGGTACATGGCCACAAGTGCTTTGCGTTTAGCACTAAGTCCTGTTTCTTTTTTCCGAGGGGCAATCCAAGGGTGTCTTGGTGTGCCCATATTAGGACTTACCGTTGTGGCCATGAGCCATTGTAGTCGAGGATGCCGGCTCACGTTGAAGAAGTGTTTGTTTAAACGTTCGTTGCAACTGATAACGTAAAACTCTTGTAATTCTCTCGAACCCTCTACTGCTGAACCCCAACGTATCATAAGATAGTTTGAAAACTTTTTCTTTTCCTCTGGTGTGAGTTCGTCGTAAAAATTTCTGTTCTTGCGATCAAATTGTCGCATCTCATTGGCAATGTTTAGTTTATCACTCATTATTATTTTCTTCTTGTTCAACCCGGTATGGCTGTTTCAAAACTACTATATATTTGGGCGGATGGTTAAGATAAGGATTCGGATTTTGATGCAAAGCCATTACCACTTCTGGTGTCATGGATGCTAATTCCCATCCAAAACTTCCCCATGCACTCAACTCGTCTTCTATATGATTGGCGTAAAGAAACAAAACTTTGTAATGCCACTGTGTGTAATCTATATCACTCATGTTCTTTGCTCAATTGATATATCATTATAGCACGTTCCAGCGCATCTTGTAAAGTGGGATTGGTCCGTGCCTCTCGGCGGATCTCACCCCACATTTTGTTTTCACGGATGTGTTCAAACAATGGTCTGCCGTCGTATGTTCTTTCGTCGTGATCTATTTTGTGTCCTGATATGGGATCATACTCGTATCCTACTTCAAATCTAGTGCTAGGATCAGCATTGAACTCACGGGCATATACCACACCATTGGCACGTTCGTATATGTACTTGGTATCTGGTTTAAGTTTTCCCATACTTGTAGCCGTATTGGGTATGTGCCCAACGCAAGAAGCGTTCAAGTCCCTCGCGATCATCGGGATAACTTTCTAAATAGACTCGGGCAAGTCGATTAACGATTTCAAATATTTCAGGTTCTGTGTAGGGCATTACCAGGCCTTGTTATAGTCCACAATCTCACAGTTACGACTAACGTCTTTAACAAAATACACACAGTCAGGTTTGTTTTCGTCTGTTAACGGAACTGCCAACATCTGCCCATTCTTGAGTTTGGGTGCATACCAGTTGACTTCATGGTATACGTCTAGTATTTCAATGTCTGGAAAACTGGGTCTGTAACTGCTCAGTGGGTTAAACTGGAATACTCTAAAACCTCGATCATTGATAGACGTCAATGGTAACACTTCCAGGTCGCCAATGTCTGGTTCGCCAATAAGAATTTGCCAGTCCATAGGCATTTTGATTGTCGCTGTTCCTATGCGTAATACCAAGGCTGGTGCATTAAATGATTCTAAAAAAATCAACGGAATAAAATGATAATCAGGGTCTGCTGGATTTGAATTGTCTAGTATAGCAAAACGCATGTCATCAACTTCTTCGGGCAGTTGATTTAGATCATAATAAGTGTTGTCTAAGGTTAATATTTGCATAGTAATAGTATATAGATATTAAGAAAATTTGTCAAGTCTTTTCATAATGACTCCACAATCTAATGTTTTTTGTTGAACCACACTCCATCCATGAGCCTGCATGTACACCACAGCAGGACCGCATTTACCGATCCAACAATCATTATAGCGATAAGTATCATCAAATGCCACAACTGCGTCAGGTGCCAAACACGGTCTCAGAGCAATAATTTGGCGCATGTGTTCTGCTTGACAATTTTGATTGTTCATTACAATACCTTGTCCAGTATATTCTTGTATTTGTGATTGAATTTCGGTACCGACATCATTGATGTCCCAAATATAATCAAAATTGTCTAGATATAGTACAGCAATATCAGTGGCAGTAGAGGCAAATTCTTTAGACCAGGTGCTGCCAGATGCTACCACAAACTCTGTATGTACCAATTGACGACTGTAACGCTGTTGTGCATCAGGTTTAATATCTACGCTAATCAATTTGGTATTGTATTGTTTGGCTAGATTGTTTAATGATATCGTACTGCCTTCCCATCGCTCACTTCCAATTTCTACAAACACACCTGTGGGTTTTTCGGGCAAGTAACTGGTTATGCTTTGATATATTTTACCCATTATGCTATTTTCATCCACTCAAGTTTTTCAGAACTGAAAGGATAGTTGGCTTCTTTATAAAATTGTTTGCGTTTGGTCAAGTGTCTTTTGGCAAACTTGCAGGTACTGGTAATGTCCCAAATTTGAACATGATCTTTATCCTCTGCTTTTCGGATGCCTCGACCAATTGACTGGATAACCCTAACAAAAGATTTGCCAGGCTCAATGAGAACCAAATTAAAAATTCGCGGAATGTTAATTCCAACTGCCGCCACACCATAAGTGGCCACAATAATTTTGTCTGTTGAGTCTGCAACTTCGTCGTATTCATCTTGGCGGTCCTTTGCTTTGGTCGCTCCGGATACAAACACAGCACGATCGCCCAGACGTTCTACTAGAGCATGCCCTGCGGCTACTCTGTCCACCAGCACCAGAGTGTTGCCTGTTTCGTTTACCCGGCGTATGAGGTCGGCCATAGTGTCCAATCGGCCCGACTCTTCCAGCAGGTATTTAAGTTCACTTTGATACTCTTTATACTCCACGTGATCAACCAACTGCACAATGTTCACATGACAATTGGCCAACACACCTTGCTGTTGTAGTTCGCTGGCACTCAAACGACCAATAACCGGTCCAAGCCCTACCAACAATGCCTGGCTTTCAAACTTCTCTTTGGGAATAGTTCCAGTTAATCCCCAACGAATTGGCACTCTCGACATTACGCCGGTCAACAGAGTTTTCAGTGCATCTGCTTTGGCCATGTGTACTTCGTCTACAATAACGCATACCACACCTTCAAGAAACTCACCAATGGAGACTTCGCCTACACCTGTTTTGGTGTTCTTTAACAGCACATTCAAACTCTGCCAAGTACATATTGTGTGTTGGCGTCCGTATTCTTTTCTATCGCCAAAGAACACACCAACGTCTTGCTCCATGTTAATGTAGTCTTTTTCTGTTTGGGTTACTAGACTCTTGTTGGGCACAATCACAATACTTCTACCATATGGTGCTACTGCATTTGATAAGGCCGCTGTCATAATAGTCTTACCTGCACCTGTAGCAACTTCTTGTAAGCATTGTGGATTGGCCAGGAAGTTGTTCACAATCTCAACTTGATAGTCTCGCATTATAATAGGCTCGCCCACAGCAGGGTGACCTTTGGGCCACTTGATATGTGCAAACGAATCTTCACGCACTTGCTCAAACGCAAATGTAGTTGAGTAGTCTCTTTGATCATCCAGTTCAATATCATAATCAAATTTCTCAAGTATGGGAATAATCTCAGGCAGTAAATTTGTGTAAGTGCTACCACCAAGTTGGAAGTAACTGACCTTGCC